TGCCCTATTGAGCATATCTGCCCAAGTAGGAATTGGACGACCTTGATTGTCAAGGATTGATTCATTAAAATTTAGACCGTTCAAGTTAAAAGATGAAACTGCAATACCCATAGCAGCACACCAAATACCAACTACAGGAAGTGCAGCAAGGAAAAAGTGCAATGAACGAGAGTTGTTGAACGAAGCATATTGGAAGATAAGACGACCGAAATATCCGTGTGCCGCAGTTATATTATAAGTTTCCTCCTCTTGACCGAACTTGTATCCATAGTTCTGTGATTCGGTTTCAGTAGTTTCACGGACTAGTGAAGAAGTCACTAGTGAACCATGCATTGCTCCAGCAAAAGCACCACCAAAAACACCAGCAACACCTAACATATGAAATGGATTCATAAGAATATTATGCTCTGCAGAAAATACAAGCATATAATTAAAAGTTCCAGAAATACCAAGAGGCATTCCATCACTAAAACTTCCTTGACCAAAGGGATAAATCAAGAATACTGCGGTTGCAGCAACAGCAGGAGCACTATAAGCAACTGCAATCCAAGGACGCATACCCAAACGGTATGAAAGTTCCCATTCCCGACCAAGATAGCACCAGACACCAATCAAAAAGTGGAATACCACTGCTTGATATGCCCAACCATTATAAAGTGCTTCGTCAATAGAAGCAGCATCCCAAAGATTATAGAGATGCAGTCCAATCGCATTAGAAGAAGGAACAACAGCACCAGAGATGATGTTGTTTCCCCACATTAGAGACCCAGCAACAGGTTCTCTAATGCCATCAATGTCTACAGGGGGATTTGCAATAAATGCAATAATAAAAACCGAAGTAGCAACAAGAAGGCAGGGAATCATCAGAACGCCGAACCAACCGACATAAAGACGGTTATCGGTAGAAGTCACCCAGGAACAAAATTCGTCCCAGGCATTAAAAGTTTTGCGTGTAGCAATTGTAGCAGTCATTTTTTCGTTAAAGGGGTAGATATGAGTTCAGGAGGTGCTGAACGGTAAAAGTATTCCTATGCAACCCTCCTGCATAGGTATAAGGACGGATTTTACTTGCCTAGTCCTGGTGCGGCAAGGTTAAGAAATGTGTTGGTTCCTTAAGACCTATTTATCATAGCACTGTCAGGAAATGCTGTCAACCCCCTTCCTCAAATAAATTATAATGCAGTTAATGCAGTTACTAATCCAACATATCCAGCACCAATTGCAGTGCTATACTTTGAATTTTTTAAATAAGCAACTACTGTATTGGAATGAAGAACAGTAACTCCAGAGACGCCAGCAATTGCTCTGTTAGTAGCAGGAGATGTAGGTATATCAAAGTAATTATTGATTGTTACAAGAGTACTAACACCAACCATTGATACTCCATGTCCTACAGTATTTGTTAGAGATGTGCTAGTAACTATGGCAGTTCCACCACCATCAACTTTTACACAGGCTTCCCCAGCACTGTCAATTTTACTATACTGGATTTGTAGAGTTCCTGTTCCACTTACATTAAATGTAGCAGTTGAACCACCAGTTGAGCAGTTACTAAAAAATGCATATCCTTTACTGACTTTTACAACATAATCAGTTCCTGATGTACCTGCTCTGGATAATTGTTGAACTTCTGCATATAATTGAGTTCCAGTTCCACTATTATCCATAAAAATTGCCTGATTTCCTGTAGAACCTGCAATGATATTACAATCATTTAGATAACAACGAAGAGGTGCCGAACCAGTAACTATTAATGAGTGTGTTGTCCCAATACCAGGATTACTTCCAGTATTTACAATACCAAGATTAGAAATACCAAATCGGTTTTGATATAAACTTCCTACTGTTGGATTGATGGTGACTGTTCCATAAATCCATATGGGCATTTGAGAACCACTTGTAGTATCTCCTTGAATATAAATGTGTCCTGTTGTAAGTCCTATATTCTCTGTTGTAGAACTTTGAAGAATAATAAATTGTGGATTTGCAATACTATCTCCATTATCAGTAAAAGATACAATTCCAGTTTGTAGAGCATTTTGAATTGCACTTAATGCTGCACCAACAGTTTTATAAGGAGCAGCAACAGAACCAGTTGAAGTGTATGTATCAGTTCTATTTGGATTTACATACCAGTGATTGTCTGGTGGTGTAAAAAAACCAACTGGCATTATTGGGTTCATAACTATTCCAGTTGGAGTAGAACCATCTGATAGTTTTAGAACACCATCATTTGGATTATAAAATACTTCACCTTCATCCCCCACAAAGGTAGATGGATTAGCACCACCAAGTTTTTCTACAAAAACTCTATAAACGGTATTGGTGGATAGGGACATTTTATAAATTTCATATGTAGCTTATTTATACTGAACAAGTACAGTATTTCCTACACCACCCTCCAGTGTGGGTATGAGAGACGCTTTACTTCTGATGATCTCGGTTGCAGAAGGTTAAGGAATGTGTTGATTCCTTAACACCTATTTATCATAGCACGGACCTACTGCCCCGTCAAGGCATAAAAAAAGTCCCCTTTCGGGGACCGTAAATCATTCTGCTTCTGTCGCAGTTTCTTCTGTTTCTGATAGTGGGATTTCTTCTGGTTCTGGTTCTGGAAGAGATACACCTGTTTGCGTAAGATACTCAATCGCACCTTGTACTTTCAAAAATAGTTCTCTTTTTACTGTGGCCTTGGTTTGTAGTCCTTCCAATTCAAGGGATAGGTCTTGTGCTTGCTTTACAAGATTTGCAAGATGTTCTTGTTGTTCAGTCATAAAAATTTAATAAGTTCGACTTATTTATACTATACCATAAGTAATCAAATTTGAAAAGTAGTATCCATAAATACTAATAGTCCTATAAAATAGAAAAATGAAAAGACTTCTATTAGCCTTTTCCTTATTCTTAACTACTCCTGTTTTTGCAGGTGAAATTACATCAAGAATCACTGATTCCGTTCAATTAACAGTACAGGGTGCAGCGGTACAAACAGAAAGAATTGGTAGTTCCTACGCAGTTGGTGGAACTAACATTGGTGTTTCAGCATTAGGTGGTTTAACTGGTGGCACATCAAGTGCAGCAGCAACTATGAGTGCTGGTACTTATGCTATCAATAATGATGGTCAGGCATTCTCGTTTACAGAATCACTAAATGTTGGAGATAGTACTGTCACATCACAAACCGTCACCAATGGTGCAATTGCATCACCAACTTTGTATGGTAAAAATACCACACAGACAGCAGGTGATAAAGGTACTCTTGCAGGTACAATTGATACAACTACTGGTGCTCTTACAGTTACTGGTGGTGGTGCTGGAACCACCGCAATCGGTCAGCGTAGTGTAGAACTGAGCGTATTCAAATGAGACATATCCTAGCAGGCATTTGTCTGCTAGGGTTTTCTTTACCATCCCTAGCAGCTCCAGTCACACCAAACTTTACTAGTGGTACTGTAACTTCTCATACTGAATCCACCACAACAGTAAATGAGATAATTAGACAACAAGATTTCCAAACTGGATTTAGTTATACAGTTACTGGAACAAATATCAACATTCCAGGAACTCCAACTCTTGGAGCAGGATATTCTATTGTGAACCAAGGACAACCATTTCAGTTTTCAGAAACTTATATGGGTCCTGGATTGATTAAAGATACAACAGTCAATAGAACCACGACAATTCAATCTGTTACAGATTCGATGTCAGTATTTACCCAGTAAGATGAAATGTCTCAAAGTAATCCTTGCCCTAAGTGTCTTTGTTCTCCCTGCGTATGCAGAGGGGGATACTCCTGTAACTGCAATTGCAAATCCACAGGCAACATCAACAGGAAGTGTAACAAACCAGGCAGTACAAGTCTTACAGGGTCCATACGTGACCAACTCCTACGGTGGTGGAGTAAGTTGTCAGGGACCAACGTTTAATCTTACTCCCTTTATGACCACATCCAAAAGTGGTTCAAGACCCTTTGAATCTTATGCAAATATTGATAATGATATAACAACAGGTATTGATGGATTAGAAAGAACGGGTCAAAAAGATAGTTTTGCAAATAACTTTGGTCTGTCAGCAACTTTATCATTTCCATTAGATGGTGGATTACAAGCAAGATGCAAGACAGCAGCAGATACTTGGACTGCTAGACAACAAGCAGAAACTGATAAAGCACGATTGGATTTTGAACTTGTAAGATTATTAAAATGTGGAGAAGCAAAGAAAGCAGGTATCTTCTTTATTCCTTCTTCTCCTTATGCAAAGATATGTGCGGATGTCGTTGTGATTCAGCAAATGCCTTTCTCTGGCGTAATCTCTCATCCTTCTGTTCCTTCTTCAAAAGTTTTGAAGTCTTCTTATCCAGTTCAAAAGCAAAAAGCAACTGAGACTCATAAGGCGTCAGATCTCGGTTCATCAATTGCTTTGCCCGCACAAAGATCTGCTGAATAGGTGGTTTTAAAACTTTTACCAACTGTTCAACCAAAGATTTGCCAATAAGAGCCGCAGCAACACTAGCAGTAGCAGTGGTGCCAGATAATACCACCGTTTCGGTAGATGGGACTGGAATTGGTCCAATATAAGGAACATTAATAGTCGGAACATCTATTTCTGGTGTTGAAGAATCAATCTTCTGTTGTTGTGGTGGTAATGAAATTGGTGCTTGTTTTAAAGTATCAGTAATTGATTTAGTGTCTGGAAGTCCTCTGGATTTATCTTGTATTTCTTCTTCTTTCTTTGGTTCTTGTTGAGCATTTATCATTTTCCTAAACTCTTCAGTTGTAGGAGCATCAATAGGTTCATAGTTTGGAATACCATCCATAGGAACATCCACAATAGGTTTTGGAAGTGTTCTATTAATTGGTATAAGAATAGGTGGAGGTTCCAAATTACGAATAACTGGAACCTCCACCCTTGGTGTTTCTATACTATTTGTTTTTATATCAGGAATTTCTGGTACGTTTGGCATCTAATTCAGCAAAGTTTTTCTTCTTTGCACCTCCATCGTAAGACCAGGCCATGCCAGCATCAATCATTTGTTCATTAAGTGAGTTTGTTTGGTCATTAATGAATAGGTGACCAATAATTCTTCCATACTTCTCAGTACTATCTGGAAGCTCAGTTTTAATTAAAATGTTCTTAGCATTTTCTATTTTATGCTTCAACCATTCTTTTGACTCAATCCCATACTTTTTCTCATTAACATCTGCCGTTCTTGATTCGGGAGTATCTACACCAGCAAGACGAATTCTTTTTTCTAATGCAATATCAAACCCCAAATCTATTGATGCGTCAATCGTATCACCATCAACTACTTTTAAAATCTGTTTGATTCTGTAAATATAAGGATCCTTATTATCCATCAGAATGGTAACTTAAACTTCGAAGTATTTAGGTTGGGAATGGGTAATTTTTGAAATGCTTTGCCGACTTGTTCTTCCACAACTTTATCTACGATGGAACTTACAAAGTCTTCTGGGTGATTGATAATCGTTTCTGCTTTTTTGTAGGTTATATAAGCACCAACTGCTAAACCTAAAGATACAGTTAAACTGAGTGCTGATAGAATTAGTGATAGTTCTTTCATTCCCTTTCCTCTAAATATGCCATTCTTAGTATATAGTAAATACAATAACAAGTAAAAATTAAACCAGAACCGAGAATTATGCAAACTCCCCAAGGAAAATCAGTCATTCTCTTCCTTCCTCTTTGTGTATAAAAACTTTTAAATCTTTAACATACTTTCTTAGTATCTGTGCTTGTTCCTCATGCCAAAAATTACCCGTCTCCAAATGAAGACGGGTGTGATTATCTATTGCTTTAAGTATTTGATGTATTGGTTTGTTCCAACACTCACGTTTAGGAGTGTCCCACTCTCGTGCCATAAGTCCTCATTTGTTTTATGCCCCTGTACGAGTTTGAACAAATCCTTCACCATCTTCACCTTCTACTTTTGCTTCCAGAGCACCAACTCTTTGCTCAAGTCCTGAAGGTGCTGGGTCTTCCCAAACTGGTTCTGGTGTAGGTTCTACAACTGTCTCAGTTCTTGGAAGTTCCTTTTTTTCATCATCGTCATCACCACCTTTCTTCATTGTATTAATACCAAAGGTGGCAGCAGAAGCAGTAAATACTGTAGCAATGAATGTAGGATCCATTTTAGCAAACATACCAGCATAACTTGCAGTAAGTAGTGCGGCAGACCAACTCAAAATCACAACACGAATTAATTGTCCCATACCATTTTCCTTTTTGTTGTTCATTTTAGTTTGTGTGATAGGTTAACCTTTTTTCCAAGATTCACCTTCTGCTTTTCTTCTACGAGCAAGTCCTGCTTCTACATTAGATCCAGGATTACGGTAGAGATATAAAGCATCTGGAACTTTGTCCCATTCTTTATTCTTCAGTGTGCGTGTAATAGTATTGAAATTGTCACCACCATAGAAACCAGCACCAAGATTATAAGCAAAGGAGAGAAGTGCTCCTCTTTTGCCGTCAGACATTTCATTCCAGTGTGGAATTTTACGAAGTGATGGAAGAAACTGGTTCTTACATTGAGTAATCAATAACTCATCTGCTTCCTGTTGAGTGATAGTATCACCCATATGGAATGGTGATCCATCCTTCTTACGAGTGGTTCCCCAACCAATCGTGATTGGAAGACCACCAGATAGAGGATCTGGATATGCTTTTAGATGGCATCCTTCAAACTCTTTAATAAGTTTTAGACCCATCATAGGCATATCATCACCACCTGCTACAGGAGCAGAAGCAGTTGATGTAGATGCTGGTGCCGCATTACCCTTTTTTCCTCTATAAATCTCTGCCCAATCAATGTTATCCTCAAGGTACTTAACAGGTAGGTTATCTTCTAACCACTGAACTGCTTTGATGTGATTAGGATTCTTCTCGTCGTAAAACTTGAAGAAGTTGTGTAAGTCGATACGTGCCATTAGTTTTCTCCTTATGTATCAATCGAAAATGCGACCCCAACCATCGCTGCCACCTGGGCACCAACGATGCTTAAGAACTGCTTTGGTATAAATGGTCTTCTTACCATTTTCTACTGGTCCAGTATAGTTATCATTTAACGAACCATAAGGATCGTTAACATAATATCCTTTACCATCTGGTGTCTTACCAATAATTACACACATGTGCCCACCAGTAGGTGAAGAAAGAGAACCCCTGTGAAGAATACCAATAACGACGGGTTTGCCAGCATCCAAACTCTTATCAATATCAGAGAAAGAAAGATTGTAACTAAAGTGTGACTTAATACCATAACCTTGTAGAACCTTGGTTTGAACTGAGTGATCAGTTGTGTCACCAATGGCAAATACTTTCTTAACATACTCATCATCACCTTTGATGCTTCCTGGTTTGAGGAAAGCAAGGCACATAGCACACGATGAAGAGTTGCATGTGCGATGTGCATCTCTATAGTTGTCTACTTGATTGAAGTAGGGAACCGACAATACTGATGGTGTTGGCGGTTTTGTTCTGAACATCCCAATCCATTCAGTCTCAGAATCATCCAGAAATTCAGCAGGTAAGTTATCCTCTAACCATTGAACTGCTGCTACATGATTTGCATTACCATCATCATAATACTTAAAAAAGTTATGAAGATCTAAGGTCATTTTACCTCATTTATAACACTATCCTATTTAGAGATTGCTGCTTTTATTAACAAAACAACAACAAAAATTGAAAAATAAATTTGGAAAATATGATAAATCATCCAAATAAAAAAAATCCCCACTCGTATTTAGAGCGGGGATAAGTATGATTACTTATTTTATTAGTATTTCACCATACTCCAGGAACTAGTTGCCCAGTGGTAAGATAGGTTCCAACTGCGATTACAAATCCAAGCATAGCGAGGCGACCATTTAAAATCTCTCCCTCAGGTGTAAATCCGAATTTCATTTTAGTTCTCCTTAGTAAGTTTCTGAAAGTTGATCAATAGAATGTGCAAGAAGCACAAAGAAGGCAATGCTTGTGATGGTAAAGATTGCTTCACTCATCATACTACACCAAAGAAGAGATGTCCAGTAATAGCATAAGATACAAGTCCAGCAATGATGCCAAGCATTGCCCAACGACCGTTAGCAAGTTCTGCTCGTTCGTTATGAGTCATCATACCATACTTGATGGCATCGGCATCAGAGATGTACATCTTGGGTTCTTTAGCAAACATGTTTTGTTGCCCGAACTCATTAGTCGTTACAGTCATTTTCCGTTTTGTTAAGAAACATTACACAATTATATAGCAAAAATAAAGGGGTGTCAAGCACTTTGTGTTGGTTCTGAAATCCTATTAAGATAAGGATCATATTCCATCAATTCTTTAATGCCTCTTTGACATCCCTGATTCTTCCAATAATCAAGAAGAGCATCATGACTTCCTTTGTGATAAATGTCAATATGCTCTGGATGAATTGCAGACCCAAGATCAAGTCGATAAAGAAAAAGAGGAATGGAATATGTTTTACCAGATCCAAATATAGTATCTTCTGAAACTGCTCTTGGTTTTACACCATTGTCAAGTTTAAATTTTTCACCACGAACATGATTTTTAATAATTTTTGCAGCATGGTGTCTAGTAATCAAATATGCTGCTGCAGAAAAATCATTAATGAAATAATGATGCAAGGTAACATGAATATTACCAGTACAAATAGTTGTCAATTGAACGCAATCCCAATCATGAGGAAGATGTGAAATAAAATCTTTCCAAGAAAAGTTCCAATATTTTACAATATCCAAAACAACATCGTCTTCTGTAATAAGAATATAATCATCAGTTGTTTCTTCATAAAAATATTTAATTGCTTTGAGATGAGAAATACAACATCCAATTTCATTTTGTGTCATATTGTCTGGAACACGTCCACTTAAATGCTCACATACATCATCCACTCTACCATCATATCCAGAAATACGAGTATGATTTTCAATTTCCCAATATTGAAATTGCTCCTCCATATACTCACGACGATGAGTATCATTATCCAAATTCAACCACAAAATCTGTGGAAATCCTTTGATTTTAGGTATTGATTTATTCTTGTCCATCGTTAATTATTGTCCATGACTCTGGGATCAAATCTTTTGTGTTGTGTTGACTGTATACGGGACCGAACCACATCTTAGGTGCAATTACTTTCTTATTTGGATTCTTCTGCAACCAAGCTCCCCACCAAGAAAGGGAACTATTTGCTATAATTGCATGAGAACACAAAGACATAATACATAGATCAACATAAGGAACCAATGCACCATCGTCGTATTTATCTTCTGGTTCGGAGAACATAAAACGATCTGGTTTAAAGATCTCTTGCTCCTTACACCAATCAATCGAATCCGAAAATACAAGAACTGGATAGTCTTCTGGGAACTGCTTGAGAGCATTTTCGTAATAATCAAGAGGTTGAACAGGATGTTGATCCTGAATATTTACATATGCCCATTTAAATCCACGTTTATCCGCAAGATTAGGATCACCCCTACGAACATGAAGAAAGATTACTTCTTGATCCTCAAACTGACTCATAAACTCTGTACAAGGTCCAATCCATTCTGGTCTAAAGGTATAATCTTCTCTAATCTCACGTTCAACGTGTTTAAAGTATTTTTCGGTTTGAAAAAATCCATTCAGAGTAACATGGTCTGGACAAAGAGTAAATAATTCCTCATCAAAATGGAAATGTCGTTCCTGAACAACTGGAGCATTTCCATTATTCAAAAATTGAACGTGATCGACATTTGACATTTCAAATGCTTCGAACAATCCATAGTTATCAATCTGAAAATCAAGTCTATCTGCCGGAGGAATACAATATTCTAATCCTAATTTTCTAGCAATACCTTTTGTTGAAGCATGTTGGAACATCTGATTTCCCAACCGACCCATAGTTCCAATGTGATTAAATCCAATCATTCTTCATTTCCTCAAATACTTTTGCGATACCTTGATCAAGTGGAGTTTTGGGCATCCACCATCCGGTAATATAGGTATCTGCTTCATTTCGTTTATCCATTTGGACACTATCTTTAGCAATACCTGGTTTGATTTTTACATCATATTTACCAATTAAATTAAATTGGCCCTTAATTATTTCAGCAACACTCTTAATAGAATCAGTTCTAAATGATGTAATATGCAATGAATCTGTTGGTTTGAAATTATCGTAGCAATTCATAACAGTTTCTAAACCTTCACAACAATCTTCCGCATAAAGAAACTGCCTTTCTTCAGTTCCATCCGTAAGCATTTCAAATTCACCCTCTTCAAATCCTCTACGAATAAGGTCGGTGATAACGTGTGATTTTTCTACGTCTTTCTCTACGCCATAGACATTCCAGAACTTGACGGTTAGACCCCCAAGAGTTTGAGTATATAGTTCTCCTACTTTCTTCAAGACACCATAGGGAGAATGTCCCATATTACTCATTTGAGATGAAGCAAAGACAAATGGTTTACGGTATTCAGCAAGATACTGAAAAACATTTGCCATCAGTCGAATGTTATTATTGATGAAGTCATAGGTGTGTTGATACTTCTTCAGGTATCGAGATCCACCAACATCAAATGCTAAGAAGAATACAAAGTCTGCAAGACTAATATCATGCATCAGTTTAATATTAGGAATTTTAGTAAGGTCTTCTTCCTCACCATTCACAATATCAAACTCTGAAACTTCATGACCTTTCTTACGAAGGTATTCTGTCAGATAATCTCCGATCTGACCGCTAGATCCAAGAACTAATATTTTTTTCATTTTAATATTTGCATTCTAAGGTTTTTAACATAACCTTGACTTTCATAATACTGCACTAATTGTCTTTTGTCAAATGTCTTAATTTTATTCCAGAGTATTTGGTTGTTATTAAAGTTTGGATTACTAAACCAGGAATTATAAGTTCGACCATGTTCCAAATGGTAGACATAGTTATTAACTCTAGCAATACGATTACCAAGAGTGCTCATACGGAAATAAAACTCATCATCTTCACAACCCCAAGAAACAAAGTTTTCATTCATCATGTAAGAATCAATATAAGTTTGGCGATCAATAAATTGCGTCCAACCAATCGTTGAATTTGATAAGGTCTTATTTTTATCCAATACACTAGTATCTAGTTGACTTATAAAGGTCTCAAAAATTTCACTATTATATTCTGCTTTCCATTGATAAACTCCACACCCATAAGGGTAGACAACATCAGCTTGCCCTTTATCAATTAATTCATATGCCTCATGATAAGATGAAATTGGTAAAATGCAATCAGCATCATAGTTAGCGACAATTTTTGTATCGGCAGCAAGAATTAAATCATTTAAAACTTTACTCTTGCAAAAAAGATTATCATTAGTTTGCTCAAAAATATAGTCTAGATTAGAAGTATCGACATGCTTTTTAATTTCAGGTAAAGCTCTGAATTTAAATGTTGCATGTGAAGAAACTTCTTTTACAAGAACTTTGGCAGGTATATGTTTTAACAAATAAGAAACAGAAGATATAATATTTCTTAATCTATCTTCTGTTTCAATTCTTGTTGGAATGATAAATGTTAAATCCATCATAGTTCATTTTCAGAGGCAGTATATTCCTTATCAATAAACTCCTCTGGAAGATGCCCTCTAATCCATCCGTCAGGATACAAATCTTTCAGGTCTCTATAACAATCATGTTGATCCGTAAAGAAAGGACCAAAATAAGGATGTTGATAAACGGTTGAATACTTTTTATTTTTCTGCAACCAAGATCCCCACCAACCATAGGTACTATTTGGGAAAATAGATCCATTACACAAACTCATAAGGCACAGATCAATCCAAGGAGATAGACTATATTCCATCTTTCCTCTACCGTTCCAAACCGCTTGAGTTGAATATTCTCTCTGCTCTGATATAAAGAATCTATCTTGTTTGAATAGTTTTTGTTCCTGAACCCAGTCTAACTTATCGGTTAAAACAAGAACGGGAACATCATCCGAAAAATTTTCCTTCAACATTTTTTCATACCACTCAATTCCAGCGACAGGGTATTGATGAGGTCTTCCAGTAGCGTCTGCCCTTCTTACATGGAGAAAAATAATATTATCATCGAATTGTGATATGAACTCTTTGCATGGTTCATAGATATCATCAACGAATTCAAAGTCTTCTCGAATTTCTTTTTCAATATGTTTGAAGTACTTTTCAGATTGTCTAAATCCTTCAAGGTTTATATTGTCTGGACAATTTTCAAAAAGTTCTTCATCAAAATCATGGCATGGTTCATCACGTGTTGGAAAATTTTCTGGGACAAATCCAATATTATTCTCTTTCACGTGGGGAAGTTTAAATCCATCCATTAAAATGTATTCTGCCATTTGATAGGTTTGCCTATCTCTTGGTGGAATACACCAATCATATCCATGTTTTGCTGCAATGCCTCTCAATGAAGCATACTGGAACATTTGATTTGCTAGTCGTCCATTAATACCTAGTCTGTTGTATCCAATCATTTATTCAATACATCCAAAATTTTAATAATTTGTTTTTTAGATCCAATTGTTATTCTAACACAGTTATCTAAATTTTGAAAAGAGCTCCTGTCTCTAATAAGAATTTTGTTCTCTTTCATTTTATTTAACACAGTTTTAGAATCGGGTGTCTTGACAAGAACAAAATTTGCAAAACTTTCCACCGCCTCATACTGATTTGGTAGATTATCCATGAAAAACTTTTTAGCATCATTCATTTCAGAAATGCAAAACTCCAAATAATCTAAATCATTTAAACAAGCGACACCACAAAGTTGTGCAAGAGCATTTACAGACTTACCATTTCTAAACTTTCTAAGATGTACAAGTAGATCTGGGTGAGCAATGATGTATCCTAAGCGAAGAGATGCAAGACCAAATGCTTTTGAAAAGGTTCTAGTTACGATTAAATTTTTATTTGTTGCAACTAAATGACAACAAGATTGTTTAGCAAACTCATAATAAGCTTCATCCACAACAAATAAAACATCTGGTAAAGATGTAATCAATTTTTCAATCTCTTTAGGATTTAACAACTTACCAGTAGGATTATTTGGATTTACAAGATAAACAACATCAGCATATTTGCAATGGTCAAAATCATATCGGTGTTTCCCTAAAGGGTCTTCAATTTGAACCCGATCATAGTTATCAGTATTTGTAGTAATGAAAGTATCGACCTGAGTATAAGAAGGTTGGTAAGACAATACCTGAGTATCTTTATCGACAAAGACTGTAAAAATGTCCCTTAAAGCATCATCAGATCCATTATAAACTTCAATAAAATCTTCTGAGACAGAAGTATATCTAGAAAGATTTTCCTTTAATTTTGAAGTTGCAACATCTGGATATCTTTCATAACGATAGAATCTTTTGACAACATCAAAAACTTTATTTGATGGAGGAAACTCAGATTCATTCCAATCAAAACATTCCCAGTCGGAAGAAAGATTTCTTCTTCCACCAACATTATATTCTTCAAGTTGTTTAATAGATTCTTTAACTTTAATCATTACGAAACAACTCCCCAAAAATCAACGAACACTTTGTTAGTTGTATCAAGAGAAGCAAATGCCTTATTGGGATGCATAATAACAACTACATCAGACTTATCTACACATTGCTGTGCTGAAGAACATTTTATAACCGAATCTAAAAGTCCATTGAGATTATCATACGTCTGATCAATCTCATCATAAATGAAAACCTTCACTCCACGTTTTGCAAGTTGTTCAATCAATCTAACTGAAGGAGATCCTATTGTGACAGGTGATGATGGTTTGAATGATACCCCAAGAATTCCAACGTTTTTATACCCCTCACATTTTCTCAAAAGATCTTCATGCAAACTTTCATTCACTTCATCAGCAAACTTAAGATGTTTTGCATTTCTTCCCCTATTCTCAGCAAATTTAATAAAGGCAGAAGTATCTCTTGGAAAACAAGTTCCACCATATGGTGTCCCATATCCAAAAAAGTATGGAGAAATTCTTTTATCAAGTCCTATTGTTTCTGTAATATTATGGACATTAACATTATTCATACCATCACAAAGTTGACCTAGAAAATTTGCAAAGGTAATTTTGTTTACAATAAAAGCATTAAGAGCAACCTTAGCAATTTCTGCTTCTTCTAAAGAAAGAATTTTCTTAGGAGCATTATTTTGATGGAACCCACTCCAAATAGATTGAGTCCTGATAATATCCTCAGTATTATTTGCACCGATAAGAAAAAATTCAGGATTCAAAAAGTCCTTAATGACATTACCAAGTTTTACAAAATCTGGTACATAGGAAAATCCAAATTCTTTACCATATTTTTTCCCTGATATTTTTTCAACTAAACGAATAAGTTTAAGAATAGTTCCAGGAAGAACTGTAGATGAAAGAACAATCAAATGGTAGTCTTTATTAGTTTTCTTTAAATTTACAGAAAGATCTGTTAGAGCAGATTCAACAAACTCTGCAGAATATCCACTATCACCAAGTTGAGTATTAACTAGAATAATTGAAGCGTCTGTTTCCTCTACTGCTCTAGAATAAGAATCAGTAAATCCAATAAAATTTTCGTGAGGAAAAATATCAGTTAACCCTGGTTCATAAAAAGGAAGTTCTTTACGATTTAATTTTTCAAGAATATATTCATTCTTATCCACTCCTAAAATTTTATTTCCACTTTTTGCTAAGCAACATGCGAGAGGCAGTCCAAGTTTTCCAAGACCGATAAAGCTAACGTTCATACTTTAACCTCGTTAATAATGCTTCTAATTTTGTTTGTTCTTAGATCTCTTTTAATTTCATCCACTTGATTTATTGTATAATTCATATCACCAAGACGGGATGTTAATCCTTTCATTATATCATCCTTTATGTCAAAATCATAATCTGAATTTTGAACGTAATTAAAAATAATATCTTTATCAGACTTTTGAATGATCTGGAACATTTTAACAGCTGGCATTTTCTTATCAATCCAACTATAAAAATTAACTCCTGGTAATCTAGATCCAGAAGCGGAAACTAAGATATCACTACTACGCCCATTGATTTCTTTGATTCTACCATTTTCCAAAACAAAAGTATCTTCAGTTTGATATCGAATGAAAGGCATATAATAGTTAATGAATCCAGTAGCAATCAATCCATAAGTTCCATCACCATTATCATAAAACTCATCGACACCATATTCATAATTTTGTTTATAGTCTTTCGATTCTTCTGTCTGATGCATGAGAGATACTTTTTCCATTTGACCATAATGTCCACATGGAATGATACCCAAAACATCGACCACCTTATCGTACCACTGATTTAGCATTTTCTCAGAAGTGACATGAATTTTTTTCACTCTTTTCAAGGAAAGATTATTCTCCTCACATAAACAAGCAAGAATATAAGCAGACGATGGATATGTACATATCGTTTGATAATTACCAGAATTAATCTTATCAATATACAATTTAATAGTTTCAGAATTTAAATGATATGCAGACATGTACAAACGTTTTAGTTCATAATCGTAATACCACAAAGGAGAATCACTATTTTTTGGTACATATCTTCTCAACCAAACACTTGGAGTGTCATACATTTTTGCACCCTGCTCAATGTATGCTCTCATGTTAAAAGCAGATTCTTTTTTAAGAGTATTATCATCCACAAAAAATTCTAGTTTATCTCCACTAGATCCACTAGTTGTAATTGGATATGCTCGATCAAGTCTTCTATTATCAGCAATTAAACGATCACGATTTTCAATAATAATTTTTTTAGTTAAGACTGGAAAATTTTTTAAGTCTTCAACTGTTTTAAAATCTCTTGGATCCCATTTGTTTTCAATAAAAATATCTCTGTAATATGAAACATTCTCATAGCAATATGCTAACAAAGATTTCAATTCCATTAACTGATAAAACTTTTTTTCTTCTTCATTCCATTTAGAAGTATGAAGCAAAAAATCAAGTGTTTCCTTATATACTTTCCCATACCTTTTATGAAAAGGTACAAGATTGTAATAAGACCACTTGATAAAGTTGGGTGATTTTTTGACGATCCTATTTACACTTCCCATTAAAAAAATCCTCACTATTTACTGCTTTGTCATCAATATAATAATCTGCCACATATTTTACACCAGTTCTTAATGTATTGAACTTAAGTCCCCAAGAGCGAAGTTGATCAAAAGTTTTTTCATAGTGATTAATTTTTGAACTACAACCTCTGGCAGTTTCAACAATAATTGTATGACCTTCTTCCCAAAGTTGATTTACTTTTTCAATTCTGTCATAGTAAGGAGTAGCTTCAAAATATTTCCAGTTTCCATTATCATCCTTTTTTACATCACAAAGAGTATGATCTAAATCAAAAACATAAATCATTTGCCAAACTTTTCCTTCAAATAATTTTCCCAGATATAATCTTCAAGAACTTCCATTTTTTTTGCTCTCTCTAGATTATCTTTGATTGCATCCATTTTACTATAATACAACTCATCAGAAATATAAAATTCATCTGATATTGTTATGATTCCATCCATATTAAAATATTCTCCAATAGTAGGATCTCCTAGATAAACAGGTATTGTTCCGGTTGCAAAGCAATCTAGGATTTTTTCAGTGAAGTATCCAGGAACTTCGCAGTTTTCCATTGCTATCGAAAACATATAATCACAGAGTCCTTCTTCCTTCCAGTCGATCCACTTAAATCCATTTCCAAAATGATCGACCTGATCTTTAAACTTTTCAACATACTCTAATCTTTTTTTATGCCCTTCGCACATAACTTTGTTTGAAGTAATCATAGAAATTATTTTAGACTTTTCATAAATTTTTGGTTCACGAATCCAAAATCCCTGAGCAGGAACCCATTTAAACTTGGGACTTAGTTTTAAAAGTTCTTTTTCAAAAACAAAGATATATTCAAACTTTTCTAAGAAAGCATCAAGATTATTTCTCAGAAATTGAAAAAGATCTGGAACGATTGGTTTTGATTCCAAAAACCAAGCATATTTAATTTCGTCAGAGTCATCATTAAATGCTTCCAAAATTCTACGATCTGTATAAAACTTTGCCACTCCACTACCATCAGTAACCCATTTAATATATTTGGATTCTTTTCCGTGTACCGAATATCCTTTGTTTGGAATTGGTAATCTACCACCGTCCAAATGAGAAAATGTACTATCAACTAAATTAAACTTTACTCTTTCAATCATAACTAATCTCCTTTTTATTCATTCTCATAAATCCAGTTGGGATTCCTATATACAAGATTTATTTCATTATGATGGGTCTGTTCTTGGTTTGGATGTCTCCTCTGATACATATGAATTTCAGTATCTTGGCAGTATTTATCTATAAGATAACAAATACATGTTCCAACTGTATGAATTTCTGATGCATTTTCAAATGCTTTGATCCAATCAAATACATTGAATCCATTTGATTTATCTTGTTTAAAATTCATCACATGGACCTTTTTATCAGTTTCTACAGTAAAATTATCTGAATCATCAGGATCTGTGCCAAAAGCACGATTAACAATTACATAGTCGCCAGTAAGACCATAAGTTTCAATTAACTTATTTTCCCTCTCGTTATTTCTAATAATATCAAAAGATTTTCTGTAATCAGAAATAGGAACAGAAATAAAATAATACTTTGCTGCCATTACAGAACACTTTGGAAGATACCTATCAGCAAAACTAACTGGCAGATAAAGTTCATTCTCATTCTGATGAATGTTAGGTGTCCCATAATATTGTTTGAGGGGAAAATCACCAGATTCCCTAACCCAAATTAGATTGTCTTTTTTTAAATATTTTACAACTAGATCATAATAAATATCACCCACAGGATAATAAACAGTAAATCCTTCATTAATAACAACGTCAACAAGTCCATGAATCCATAAAATGTCCCCAAGTCCAACTGGTTGATAAATTAAACAAGTTTTATTTTGCATGATTTAAATAATACTGATAACATTTTTTAATTGAGGTATTAATACCATTTAACTCTATGTTTAATCTAGAAAGTTCATATCCCGAAGCAGAATATGATTTATCGTATCCAGATTCCAATATATTAATAGGTACTCTATAATCGGATAGATTATTAATCATCTCCGCAATTTCGGAAAGATAATAACCTTTATTATACACCAGATTAACCTCTTTAGGCAATTTTTTATCCTTAGAAAGATAAAGGTCAACTACTTTTTTAGTATCATCAATTCCAAAGAAATCCATCAGTTTATCTTTAAAAATAATAATTTCTTTTTTGTTAATATAGTTCATTATATTAACTGAAGTAAACATATCCTTTGGAGATTCTGAACCAAAGACATTAAAAAATCTTAGGTTATAAACGTTAATCATTTGACGGCAACGATGTGTGATCAGATATTTGGATAGACCATAATAATCATCTGGAATAATTTTACCAAAATCTCTCTCATCAACATTAGCAATATCTAGCTTCCTCCCGTAAGAAGCTCCACTACAAAAATTAATCATAGGAATTGCTTGAGACGCTAAGCACTCAAACATCATTACATTATTATATAAATCTTCTGCGACATCTTCACGAACACGACGCCCACCACGAATAGCAGAATGTATGATAAAATCTATTTGTCGATTGCGAAAAAATTGATTTACATTTTCAACACTGGAATAGTTAATATCATAATAATAAACATCATGTTTTTGCTTAAGGTATGGTATAAGTTCTTTACCAAGAGTTCCTTTATGTCCAGTAAATAAAATTTTCATCGTTTAAGATTAATATAAGATGGTTTATCAGAATAGAGAAACTTTTTAATGTCAACTTCATCGGCAGACTGTGGATGATAAACTTCAATATTTGGCAGTGCTTTCAAAACTTCCAAATCCTCATATGCATAATGACTAAAACCACAGGCACCATAATCATCATTACGTCCACTACCTACAAGTTTAACTGGTATCTGCTCATAATGCAAGTAGTTGCGAATAAACTCAAATGGACGATAAAGAACGAATGGCGTAATAGAATAGCAAACTGGAATTTTACCCTCAAGAGCAAAACCAACTCCCATACCTATCATAAGTTGTTCAGCTGCTCCTGGATTAATAACTCTTTGAGGGAACTCTTCACGAAGATGATCAAATACTTTATATCCAACATCTCCAACTAAAAGAAAGATATTATCATTTGTTCGCATTTCTTCAGTAAGAAGTTCCTGAAACTTTCTTCTCATAACGATTTAACAGCCTCCAGATATTGTTGTTCAGTAAAATTAGTATAATGGGCATCTAATCCAGAAAGACCAAAGGATTCTACCGTTGTTCTAATAAAATTTACTTTTGGATTAAATGATTTAATTCTTTTTTCTAAGTAATCCAAATCAATCGAATCATATGCAGACCACCCGTTTGCATTTACATAAATTTTTAAGTTATCTAGATTATTTTCATAAGAAAACCTAAGTGCTTCCCAAACAGATCCCTCTGCACATTCCCCATCAGAAATCATGCAATACACATTGCGATTGGGATTAGATAATGCTCTTCCCACGGAAACAGTAATTCCCATACCAAGACTTCCGGTTGAACAATAAATTTTATCCAACTCGTTTCTTTTTGGATGTTCGCCATACTTATCCAATAATTCTTGTGCGTTTAATCCATAATACTTTTCTAATATCACATATAAAGAAACGACCGCATGTCCATTGGAAAGAATAAAGATATCGTCTTCTTTCATTTCACTATAAATGTTATTCAATATTTCTAAACAAGAAAAATAACTCCCAAGATGGTGGAGTTTGTTTTTATAACAAATATCAAGTAATCTACGATAAAGTTTTTTCATTAATAAACTAACATACTATCAAATTGAAGTTTTTCTACAGTCCTTCCCCAAGACTTAAACTGATCTTTAATTTTATTGAAGTTATAATCCATTTTACCACAATCTTCATAATCATGCACTTCAACATAGATTGCATCTACTTTTGAAACTGCATCCTCAAATGAAGGTTCAAAAACAACTTGATTTTCAAATCCTTCAATATCCATTTTAACAAAACCAACTTTTGAGTCAAGTTTTAGTGAATCAATAAAACTATTTAAAGTTAAAGTTTTTACTTTTACAATTTTTCCACTATGAGGATCTGTTTTGTGTTGAACAAAAGAATTCATAGTAGAGTTTCTCTCATGAATATGAAAATTGGATTCTCCATTTTCCAATCCAATTGCAACTTGATGTGTTTCTATATTTTGATTTTGAGTTAAACCAACCAACTCATTAAGTAATTCAAAATGGGATGGAGTTGGTTCAACTGCAAAGATTTTCTCAGCAATGGGAGAAACATACAGAGAAAAAAGACCAACATTTGCACCCAAATCAATAATATTAAGTTCTTCTTGATCACGAAGAAAGTAATAAAAATCATTGTTAAATTGGTTCACTATTGCAATTGTACAAGAGTGTTCGGCAAATGCATGTTGCCTATAATTTTCAGATGAAGAGAGATCTATGATATTTCCAGAAATATCAGCAAATTTTAAAACGTCAGTCATAATGTTATTTTTTTAATGTATTCTAAAGTTTCATTTGAAACAACGGATTCTAACCAGTTATGAAATCCACCATATCTTTTATTTAGTTCGCTGCCAAGACCCCCACCCGCTCTATGCATAACTTTTATCCACATCGGATCACCAGTAACTGGATCATCAATATAAAGTCTATCATCCTTTACATAAATTTGACTCCAACTTTCCCAATGATTATTAGGATCATTTCCCCAAATATTACAGAGTCCATATGAAATATTTGATCCTATGGGATCAATTATTTGCGAGTTATACTTTTTCCAATGAAACAACTGATTTAAAGTATCATTTTCATCACCAATTCCATGTGCATAAGGATTAACTTCTCTCTTTATACGTTCAGATTCTTTATTTAAGTTTAACCAATCATACCAAAACTCTTTTCGGTTTACACCAACTAGTCCGGCATTAATAAAATCTTGAACGGGTAATGGAGACCCATCACCATATGGTTCTAAATGAGAAATTGTAATTCCATTATGAGACCCAGCTTTGTTAAAGCTATTGTTATTTCTAACACCTATAACATCAGATTCGCTTTCAAAAAGTTCATCCAAAGGTCCAGTCACAATAGAATCGGCGTCCAAATGAATGACCATATCATAATCCTCAGCAAAAGGAATACATGTTGGTGGCATCATCCAAACAGGATTTATCCAAGGATATTCTTCATAAGCTTTTTTTGTCATTTCAGTATTGAAAATGACATGCTCTATGTTGGGATGAAAATACTTTACAGATTTTACTAGTTTTTGTATACCTAAAAAATCAGCATAATCATCCGTACACCAAGTAGATATTAGTATTTTTTTAGACATTAAGATATTTCTCCAACAACTAAATTTTGAACATCACTGGTAATATCAAAACTAAGAGGAAACAAAATAATAAATCCTTGAGCAGCATAAGACTTAATAATATAGTGAGTGTCTTCAAATAGATCATTTACAAAGTCTATATTATCTGCACCACAAGTAGATCTCTTATCCCAGTTTCCACCCTCATAAGGACCTTCTTCATAAATCCAAAGATCATCAATAACAAAGATATCGTTTTTAATATCTTTATATTTTAAAATAGTTTCTAATTCTTTTTTTAAAGGAAGTCTCTTATCATAATCTTTTTCATCTTCATAAGATGCAAAACCAAAATCTGCTCCAGGAAAATGAGCATCCATCCAAAATAAAGTATTTGATTTTAAATCTGGAATAATTTTTGGAAGAACATTAATTGAAGATCCCAAATGCCAATTGACATTTTTGAGATACCCATAACTTGTCATATTTCTATTATATAAAGGTTCAATGATTTCAATTGTATGAGTATCAAGATCATCTTTTATAGAAGAGACATCTCTAACAACTTCAGCATTACCAGTACCAGTTTCAACAAAACTATTGATTCCATAAAAATCAATAACATTTTTAATTTTAATTGCTTGATTTAATTGTCCCATAATATGCCACAAGTTATTTTTTACTATTAGTATTTTGGAAGTATCTTTTGTTCATTTATATGACTATTGGTGTGCTTGTTAATTTTTGTTTTAACGTGAAACCTTTTGTCATTATTATAATAAACATCTCTGGCTAACTGAATAAATTTTTCATCAAACTGTTTGTTTTTTTCACACAAACGAATACTATCTTCAGTATCCCAAATTTTCTCATTAACAGATTGAAGTTCATCAATCATTTCTTGAGGTACATTTAAACTATCAACTATTGGTAAAAGATATTCCATTTCTTTTGAAATTTGCTCAGTCTTTAAATCACTATCAGAATTTTTTAACTTAATTTTAAGAATAGTAAGTTTATCGACTATCTCTCCATTTGCTACTTCAATTTTCATAGTGCCACAAATCCAGGTGTATTATTTTGCCAATGAAGTTGTTGTGTCCCAGAAGTTTGGAAAGAGCAATGATTTTCCAGATAACCTTTACCCCAAACTTTGTCCCCACAATTAATATTATTAAATGAGGAATGTTTCTTATTTATTCTAACAAAAACAGAATCTCCCCATCCTTCATTTTGATATGAAGATGACATCTCTCGGATTTCAAATCCACGTTCACTTAACCAAGAAACAATAGTTTGATGATCAGCTCCCACAATATGCCTATCATCCAAGGATGTTTCCAAATCTATTACGTTGATATAAGACAAGTACTTTTCAAATCCCTTTAATACATCAAGTTCAGAACCCTCAACATCAATATTTAAAAAATCATATTGATTCATATCAATATGATTTTCTTCAATCAATGTAGAAAGGGTTTTTGTTTTTACTTCAATACCACTGTTTCTGTTCCATTGAGGTTGACCTTGATAAAGACTAGATCCTTCACCTAAAAAATAAAAAGTTGCATCTTTATCATCAACATCAGATATATATTCGTTAAATGACTTTACTTGCCATTTATCTGCAACTGGTTTTGCCATATATTGATAAGTTGTCGGATTTGCCTCCACTCCGATAACTTTGGATCCTACCAGTTTTGCATAACAAAACATTTCACAGAAATCCCACATACCAACATGAATAACACCTTTTGGTTGAATATTAAGTCTTTCAAATATTCCAGTGTATTCTGCAGTTGGATGTATCTGAACTGCATATCCTGTTTCTTTATTATATGACGCATATGGTCCAAGCATACTCATAATAACACTCCTATGGGATGAGTAGATCTAATTGGTTGATATTAAACTCTGATGTTTTAATATCTATATGATTTTTAGTAAAAGGTGTTTGATGTAAATGTGCGTTCTGATATCCCGCCCTTGAGGGATCAGGCATACTAGGATCAGATCCGTCATTACCGGCAAAGATCATAAGTTTTAAACAACTAAGATATTTAAACAAATCAAAGATGCCGCAACATTGACCAATGATAACTAGATTTTTATGCCTGACTATATGATCCATTAAATCCTGAAGTTCATACTTGTCCAAAGATTCAGTTCCATCAAAAGTCTTTTGATTTTTAAAAACATTAGTTTTTTTAGTCATATTGACAAAAACTTTATATCCTCTTTCTCTCATTTTATCAACTATACTTTGCCAGAAAGAGTCTTCCATTTGCCAACTGTCACCTCTTTCTGGAAATAAAATACAAGTTTTTTCTTCAATATCTTTAGTTGCTTTGAGATCGTAATCATATGCTTTTTGTAAAACTCTAGTATTTTGGATATTGCTACAAAAGTCCCAATAGTTGAACGGCATATGTGCAACTTTTAATCTTCCATATCGGTGAGCTTCTACCATGCACCGTGGATCTTGGGGGAAGAATCCATTACAAGACATTACAATTTCATCTTGATCAAATGGATATCCTTTATAAACTTGAAAATCGTCAGGATAGATTACAATTTCTGTGCATTTATGGGGAGAGGGAGTGTAGTTATCTAGTATAAACTTAACGCCATTAAATATTCTTTTTTGACAGATAATTTTATAAGAAACTGGAGAGCGAGATTCTAGAAAAAGAGTAGCTGCTGTAGCATCCCCCATTCCCCAACACATCAAATACCAGTTTTCTATAGCAAATATTGATCGATCAATATTTAAGACTTCTTCAGTTGTAATTTCTCTAATTTTTATAGTCATGAGTTTAAAATCTTTTTTAGTTCTAAAAATGTGTCATTAGTCGTTCTAGTGTGAATATTAGTCGCTTTATACAATTTACGATTATAAAAACATTCTAGATCTGGAACATGAACATTATCTTGCGTCTGGCATATGAGAATTTTTTTCTCATCCATAATATTTTTATTTTGCATGGATATTGCTTGAAAAGCTCCAGAATTTTTTGCTACTATTAAATCACAAAATGTACTGAGATATGAATTATGAATAATATCCGATTTATGTTCACCAAAAACAGTCGGAGTATGAATAGTATTGGTATTTAATGAATCATAACTTTCAATATTAGTATAATAAAAATAATATTGAGGATACAAAGCCGCAAGTTTATCTATCTTAGGTATCCAATCCTCATTATCAGTTTGACCAGATCTACCTTTAATATTAACAAAAAGAATTTTTTTGTTAATATTATTTTTTATCTTATCAATTAACTTAACAGATTGTTTACCCAAAATCGATTTAAAATCAAAATCTAATCCAATATCTTCTGGTATTTCTATGTCAAATCCATATTTTGAATAGACATGCTTCCAAAAATACTTTTGGTTAGATACCATATCATATGGGTATAATTTTTCAATAACTTCCTTAGTACTTAAATGAAGTGGTACATATATTGGATTACAAAACCAAGTTGGAATAATTAAATCCCCATCTATTTTTTCTGTTGGAATCAAGTTTGATACGGTTTTCATGAAAATCTCAGGGTATATAGTACCCTCTGACCCATAAATGTATTGATAATACTCATTATTAGGATATTTTTCTATCAACAATTTTAGAAAGGGGATCCCAATAATAAAATCACCAAGATGACCTTCTGTATAAAAACATACTTTCATATCAACATATCAAATTGGATGATACATTATTTTATCTTTATAAACTTGAGCATTAATCCATTCGTATGTTTTGCAAATACCATCTTCCAAAGTCATGGAGTAATCCCAACCAAGTTTTTCACGAATAAGATCATTGTTGGAGTTACGTCCACGAACACCAAGAGGTCCATCAATATGCTTTTTAGCAATTTCCTTTCCAGAGACTTTAGCCGCAGTGTCGGCAAGAGTATTAATAGTCACCATCTCCTCAGAACCAATATTTACTGGACCTTCAAAATCAGAATCCATTAAACGACGAGTTGCTTCAATACATTCATCAATAAACAAGAATGAACGTGTTTGCTCTCCATCCCCCCAAATATCAATTGTACCTCCACCAGGAGGAAGTTCAGCAACCTTACGGCACATAGCAGCAGGAGACTTCTCCTTTCCACCAGTCCAAGTACCTTCAGGACCAAAGATATTGTGATATCGAGCAATCCTTACAGGGATACCATAATTGCGGTTGTAAGAAAGATACAGACGCTCAGAGAACAATTTCTCCCATCCATACTCAGAATCAGGTCCAGCAGGATATGCATCAGATTCCTTTAGACCAGGATTATCTACATCCATTTGAGCATATTCTGGATACATGCAAGCAGAAGATGAATAAAAGATCTTAGTCTTATTTTTGATAGTAAAGTCATTCAGTTTTCTCACAGAATCCAGAATATTCAGATTAATTAATGCAGAGTTATGCATTACATCTGCATCATGATCTCCTGTAAAAATATATCCAGCACCACCCATATCGGCAGCAAACTGATAAATCTCATCAAAGGTTTCGATATATTTGGATGCTACAAAATGATAATAGTTGCCAGCATATCCCTTAAATTGAACGACTTTTTCAACAAAAATTTGATCGGTCAAGTCTCCTTGAATAAACTCATTTGCTGCAGACGAAGAAAATTCAGGATACTTAAGATCTACTCCACGAACCCAGTATCCTTCCTCTCGAAGTCTCCTTACCATGTAACTTCCAATAAATCCACCAGCACCACAAACAAGTGCTGTTTTTTGTCTTTCGCTCATTTACTAAACTCCTGTTTTAAATAAATTTTATCAAACAATTCAAATATTGTCAAGTATATTTGATAATACTTTCATTTGGTCGGGCGTAACGAAATGATTATTTCCAACATAAACGCCACTTGTATGTAGGATTTCCACATTTAGGTTTTCTTTTTCAGTAAAAACATTATACTTTTTAAAGGCAGGATGCCTCAAAAGATTACCACTAACAATAGGACGATGCTCTATTCCTTTAGAGTCAAAAATTTCTTTAAGTTTATTTACATTTTTTGGGTCTTTACAAATAATTGGGAAACAAAAACTACTATTTCCTGAGTGATATTCTGGAATATAAAACTTATCAGATTTTTTTGATATAGAAAGAAAGAAATCTTTATAATTTCTTCTGCGAATTTCTATCATTTTATCCAATCTTTCTAACTGAGATAAACCTAAGACTGCACAAATTTCGTGATTTCTAAAGTTATACCCATCAGTCATAAAAAGAAACTGTTTTGAAATATCTGGGTTATCTTCAGTATATTGTTTAAATCGATCTGGACTAGCTTCCCTAGCCATTCCGTGACTGCGCTTCATTCTCATAAGTTCATACAAATCTTTATTGTTAGTACAAACCATTCCCCCTTCAATAGTGGTCATATGATGACCAAAATAAAAACTAAAGGTTGATCCTAAAGAATTTTTTCCTCTACGAATACCTTGATTATTTTCTACTCCATGAGATTCGCAAATATCTTCTAGTATTAAAGCATTTGGAAATAACTCCTTATACCTTTCAACATTAGCAGAGATTCCCAAAAGATGTGTAATAAAGATCACTTTTACGTCTGGATGTTCTCTTGCAATATATTCAAGGTTATCTTCATCAAAACTAAAATTATTAAAGTTTACGTCACAAAAAATAGGAGTAAGACCAGATTGAATAACTGGAGCAATATTTGTAACCCAAGTACAGGCAGGAACAATAACTTTATCCCCATCCTTTAACCCATAAAGATCCTTTACAGAAGATATTAAAAGAGAATTTGCTGTGCTACCAGAAGACACATACAAAGAATATTTGCAACCTAACCAGTTAGACCACTGATTTTCAAACTCTTTTACTTTTGGTCCATTAGTAAGACGACTTGTAAAGAGAACAAATTTTGCCATTTTTAAACGATCAGTAAAGGTGATCGTATCCTTCATTAAAGGCCAATACATATCTTATATCTCTCCTAATCAAAACCGCTGTTCATTCAAGCACATATCCCTGACAAGTTCATCAAAACTAATTTTTGGTTCCCACCCAAGTTTTTCTCTAGCTTTAGTTGAATCTCCAACCAAAGTATCAACCTCAGATGGTCTGAAATATTTTTCAGAAACTCGGATCACTACACGATCACTTACGGTATCAATACCGACTTCATCAAGATCTTCTCCCTCCCAACGAATATTCATTCCAAAATAAGGAGCGCATTTTTCCACAAATTCACGAACAGAATGTTGCTCTTCAGTAGCGATAACATAATCATCAGGTTCATCTTGCTGAAGCATTAACCACATTGCTTCAACAAAATCTTTTGCATGTCCCCAATCACGTTTTGCATTTAGATTGCCCAAATAAATACAATCCAATAATCTAGCTTTTACTTTAGAAAGTCCAATAACAACTTTCCTTGTCACAAAAGTTTCACCTCTACGTGGGGATTCATGATTAAAAAGAATACCAGAACTGGCATGAATCCCCATTGACTCCCTATAATTTTTTGTAATCCAGTGGCCATACAGTTTTGCTACTCCATAGGGAGATCTTGGATAAAACTGTGTTGTTTCTTTTTGGGGTATTTCTTGGACCATACCAAACATTTCTGAAGTTGAAGCTTGGTAGAACCTAACATCTTTCTCCATTCCCAAAATACAAAGACTATGAAGAATACGAACCGTACCTAAAGCATCAACTTCTGCCGTATAAGCTGGCATTTGAAATGAAACTTTTACATGACTCTGAGCTGCAAGATTATATATTTCTGTTGGTTGGACATCCTTGATTACATGAATAATATTAGTAGAATCCGTTAAATCTGCATGATGGAGCACAACGTCATCAGAGAAGTATTTGATTCTATCGTTATTAATAGTAGAACTTCTTCTAATTGTTCCATGAACTTCGTATCCCTTTTCTAAGAGAAGTTCAGCAAGATAAGAACCATCTTGTCCAGTTATTCCAGTAATAAGTGCTATTTTTTTACAATCGTTCATAAAATTAATGATGTGTATAGTATGTATTATAGATTAGTTTTAATGAAAATGCAATTAACCGCACACTTTAATGGGTTAATATCATTGATCTTCATTTTTAACTGAATATTTTTCCAAAAGTTCTGGTGAATATTGAATGATATTTTTAAAGTCATTTTCTTGTTTTCTTAATTTTTCAAGTCCATAGACTCTGCTCCTAAGTTCTGTACTTGAATATTGATGTTTTCTTTGATGATAATAAATTTTTACACCATTATCAATGCAATATTGTTTTCCAGTAAAGTCAATATCTTTATATTCTTCACTTAAAAATCTAATGTGAAAAGTTTGTGTCATAATGAGATTGAGAAGATCTGACTCAGTATCATAAAGAAGAATTTCATCTACATACTTGCATCCTTGAACTTGCACGTATCTTTCGTAAATAGATTGTACTGGTTTATTTTTAAATCCAGGTCTATCGATGGATGGATCAACCTGAAGAGCTACTTTCAAATAATCACACATCTCCTTTTCCATTTTGAGCATTGTAACATGCCCGGCATGAAAAAGATCAAAGCAACTACAATTAAAACCAACTTTCATAGAAAAAAATACTTTTTATTATTATACCAAAAAAGGAGAGTTTATGCAACTCTCCTATTAGGTCTTTCAAATTTGCCAGCAATTCTTTAACTGGAAATTGGAAACCTATTTGCTACTTACAAAGACATTGATTTTCTCTGCAAGTTTTTCAATCTGTTCATAAGAAGGATATGTTGGATACTCAATAGAATCCTTATACAATTCATTTTTACGATCAACCGATTGCCATGTCACATGAAATTCTTGGTCAGCAAGATTTTGTGCTTGCTTAAAGATTTCAAAACGTAATTCGTAAGGTGTCATTTGTTTTCTCCGTTGTGTGTGTTTGTGTGTAAGCATAGGGTCATAATTGACTCCACCAGTACTTTTAAAGTCTCTCCGTGACTAATACGAGTGCCTGGATTCGAACCAGGTCAAAGCCGCTAATCTGGCGGAAAGAGTTTATAAGACTCCTCTGACTACCAAGTCTCACTCGCATAAAATTCAACAACCTTCTTCGTGATCCGTGTGTATTCGGATAAGGTCGTCAATTTCTTTATACTCACCATAAGGAATCATCATAGCATCTCCGTATTCGCTAGTGATAACAAAAGACTCTCCATTTTCTACTCTTTCTATTAGATTATCAAAGTCTTCTTGGAATTCTTCTACCGTAAACTTTTTCATTTGCTTCATTAATATAAGATTATCATATCAGTTATTGAAAGGTCTGTCAATACAATTATAAAAAATTAAAACTTATTCAAATGGTCTTCCAATCTATGTAATAGTTTTTCCATTTTAGGCATATCTGGAACTTCTAAATTTGACGCATAAAGATACTCATCCAATGCGATTGTAAGTAATTCAATATCACCCTTAGACAGGTTTGGGGATTCCCAACTCATTTAATTTCAAACTCCATTTTTCTAACTTTACGGTTTCTTCTTGCTTCTTGATATGCAAGATCTTCTCTTGTAAAAAGAGAAGAAGAATTATTTTTTAAATTTGGATTTGATATTAACTCTACCAAACTTAAATCTAATGCAGTAATTTTATCATCTTTTACTGTGGTTAAATTATCACATCCACAACACTTAGTCTGTGTTTGATGAGAGTGCAACTCTTTGTTGCACATTTTACATCTGACCTTTAACATTTTATATCATTCCTTTAAATTAGTCAAGTATTTACATTATACCATTAATTTTTATTCTAGAAAAGATCTCAACATCCAATGGAATTTGCCGTGCGTTTCCATTATAGTTTGAACTAAATTTGAAGTTGCATATTGTTTTTGTTTATCTGCTTCTTCTGAAATTTCTGTAAATATTTCTACAATCTTTTTATTATCATCTCTCAACTGCCTAACCATTTCCATAGCACTAATATCTTGGGCACTATTTGATGCTTGTTCAATTTGAGTTACTTCAATAATTCTTGTGAGAGTGCTGACTGGTTTCATTCCCAAATATCTCATATGTTCTGTGAGAGTATCAATCTCTTCAAACATTTCATTATATTGTTCACCAAAGACAGTGTGTAGTTGATGAAAGTCTGGTCCAACAACATCCCAATGATAAATCCAAGTTTTTTGAAATAAAACAAAAAGTGATGCCTGAGCATCACTAAGTGATTTGAATAAAGTTTCCATTATACTTTTTGAAGTATTTATAAATGACCAAATACCAAAATCCCCCTTGTGGGGGATAAATGGTACTTACACCTTAAAGGTTATCAGAACTTGATACCAAGACCAGTTGTGAACACGGGACTATAAGTTCCGTTTGAACTACCATAACTGTTACCAGCATTGGTAGTGGGGAACTTAAGATCTGCAAAACCAACCAAGGAATCAGTAATACGACCTTCAACACCCAAAGCAAGAACAACTTGAGTCTGAGAACCAACAGCAGATTGATAATTGGAAGTGGTATTATTCACAAAAGGAGTTTGAACACCAATACCACCATAGATGTTTGCACGACTTACTTTAGTTCCATTTGCAAGATTCTTGCGTGAAACGGAATAATCATAAGTAGCAAGAGCACCACCAGCAGCACCAATCTGTCCAGCAGGGTTACCAACAAAGTTGCCATAAGGGCGAATTGAAACTTCATTTCCCCAAGCAGTAGCAACAGGAAGACGTGCCTGAACAGTAGCACCGGAGATGGTTTGATTAGTACCATTACCACCGCCAGCAACTCCTTGCTTATTCAGCAGAACGCCAACACCTACATACTGACCAACTCCTTGTGCCTTACGAGCAGAAGCAACTTCCAGAGTCGTTACACGAGTATTAGTGGCAGCAATTTCTTTGGAGAATTGAGCACGAAGCGCGGCAGCAAGAGCAGCATCAGCAGCAGTCTGATACTCACTAATGCGATCCAGGCAAGCACTAGTCAGTGCAGCAAGTTGGGCACGAGTGGCAGGTTGTCCTGGTTGAAAAGTTCCATTAGGGAAACCAGCAACACATCCATAACGCGATACCAGATTTGAAACTGCCTGATAAGACCAGTCAGTAGGTTGCACATCACTCAGTTGAGAAACACTGGTGACTTGTGCCATAGCAGGAGCGGTCATTGCAGAAACAACAACGGCACTAGCAAAAAATGATTTAAAATTCATAAGATTGTATTAAGATTTACAACTACGAGGATTATTTAGTATTCCCAAAAAATTGGGAAAGCGAAATAGGAGATTCGAACTCCTGACGTTCTGCTTGGAAGGCAGACATTCTACCGCTGAATTAATTTCGCATCTTTTGGGCAGTCATCAACCCAAGGAGAACACAATCTCATTTCACCTCCAAGAACTAATTGGGCATAAGACCCGTCTTGTGGTTTCTCTGAGTATCGTGGTGAAGGTATTTTAACCTTTCCATCATCTCCTGTCAATCGTTCATACTCTGCGATTGCTGCATCAACATCACGATTGATTCTTCTATCAAGTTTCTCTGGATCTTTAATCACAAAGTCGTTGAGAATAGTTTGTGGGAAATATCTTCTTTGAACTTCGTCAAGTAAGTCCCAAATACTATCTTGCTTAATACCACTACATTGGGAAAGTGTTGCAATAATAGAACTCAATACAATTCCTATGATTGCATATTGTTTTATATCTGGTTTTTGTTTTCCAAATTTAAACATAAGAAAGGAGAGCAGTAACACTCCCCTTATATATTAGACTTCTACTTGAACTAGTCGAGATGCATAATCATAGGCATAAGATGTGCGAGCACCATGATGCCCCCAACCAATCCAACTGTACGCATAGTCCATGTAAGAGTAAATTGATTTGCCGGGAGTTTTCATCTTCTCCTCAATCCTCTTCCACTGAACTTCATTTGTTAGATAACGAAGTTGCGTTTGAAGTGATGATGGAGAACCACCATACTTCTTAGCAAAATCACCCAATCCATAATAACGATTCGCAGATGTCCATTGAATCAAACCATAACCACCTGAGCAATTATAGTATGACGTTATACTACCACCTTCACAAACACTAGATTGGAATGTTGATTCCTGCTTAATGTTGCCCATGATGGTAGCAAGGGCGTTTCTGTCTTTGATTCCAATATCTTGGAAGTAATCAAGAGCATTTTGCTCTACATTTGAACACCCTTTACAAATTAACCTTTTCTCTTTTGGTTTTTCGGGAACAACCTCTTTGGTCGTTGTCTTGGTCTCAAACTCCTTAATCACAGAAAATGGTGGCGGGGCACTCAATGGGGGAGGAGGAAATAAACCAGGCAATGTTGCCGTATTGGTCGTAACCGCTGCCAAAAGGGGCAAGGTTACTGTAAAGAAATTTTGCATTTAAATTAATTGAACTCTACATCCCAATAGAAAGGGGGTACACCAACCCTCTCGGGAGGCACTTTCCTGGGCTCTAATTTTCACAATCAAATTCTCATAATATTAAAACCTACTCATAATAGGAATCCAAAAATGGATTTTTGCATTATATCAGAGTATTTAGAATTGGTTAAAAATCTAAAAAGTTTCCACTGATATAATCAAGTGATAATACTTCAAGGTTTTCTTTTTGAATTACCCAATCACGGATTTCATCATAGATGCATTTCGCATCTCTTGTTCTACCATCTTCACACAAATCATGCATACGGTCAATATGTTGTTGTATTGTATCATTACAGATTTTTTTGAGGTGAAGTTTCATAAAAGTAATCTTTCCTAAAATACCTTGAAAGTATGTTAGAATTATAATACGCAGGAACTCCACTGTCAAGTGCTTCCGTCAGGACGTTATTTAAAAATAATTGCCTTGTCTCTTCATAGTTTGTCTTACCTAATGTCTTATGAAGAGACACTATAGTTCTTTGGAACTTATCCTTTCCATATTTCTTTATATCTTCTTTTAATTCAGGACAAGAACCATAATAATTTTTCCAATCACTTTCTTGTTTTACTTTTCTTTTCTTTCCTTTTGGTGTTCTAAAAGACCAAAAGTATTTTCTTCCCAAATATTTTCTTTGAGTTTCTTCACAACTTATCAAATAAACAAATCCAAAATTCTCTTGAATATCTTCTGTCTCAAAAACTTTTCCTTGATATAACCAAGGGTTTTCATAACTCATTCGGGCCCTTAATAATCTTCAAGTTATTTAGATATAACTTATCTTTCAACCCTAACAGAGTGATTATAGTCATAAAAAAAGCACCTGTCAAGGTGCTTAATAAATTGTAATATTATATCAATCTTCATCTTTTGGTTTAAATCTTCCAATTTCAGGCATTGAATGCTGTTGCTTACCACCTCTCTTAGCAACACTTGTTCTTACACTATTAATGTTATCAAACCTTTCAAGTTCTTTTATTCTTGCCTTTCTTTCCTTAGAACCAAAATCAGTTCTTAGTGCTTGTAGTTGTCCCTCTTCATTATCAAGGAGTTTGCTTTCCTTTCTTTTCATTTTAGCAACAGGAAGAGGTTTCTTTTCTTCCATAATACTTTCAAACCAACCCTCACTCATATTGTTGATAATCACATTTGCGTCATCAACGGTTGATGCAAAGTTATTCTCTAAAAGATATGATGCTACAAACTCGTATGCGGCATATGCCTCTCTATTGAGTTCCTTTTTTTCTCTTGGGGTCAGAGCACTTCTTTGTGCTCCTCTTGCTGCCTGCTTTGCTTTTACTGCAGGGTCATTGGACTTGTGAGCATATCCATGAAGACCAGAATTTGAAGAAGTTGTATCACGGAAATCACCTCTTTGTGTTGCTGCATATTTTTGTCTTGCTGCTTTATTTCCTCTTCCAAAAGTTTCTTTATTTGCTAAAGCAGTTGCTCTATCGGCAGCATCTCCACCACCTGTTGATTTTGCAATCTTATTACGAATTTCGGTTTCATCATAACCTCTCTTAGCCATCGCAGTTGCTTCATAAATCTCAAACATATCATCCCAAGTATATCCACTTAGGTCATAACCTTCTTCAATAAGTTCATTTACCCAAAGTTCAACTTCTTCATTATAAGATTTGTTCTTCACCATAGCAATTGCTTTTGCTTTGGGAACACCAGAAGCAATCATTCTCGCAATTCTTACATCCGCAAAGTCATTATCACCATCTTGGTCTTGGTCTACTTTTTTCTTTGCTTCGTAAATTGAAGCATAAGCACCTGCAATATCTCTAATTGTTTTTGCAGAAGGCCACTCGTAAGATTCTTGTTTCACTGGAGTTATGGGTTTTTTATTATTTATACCAGTTGCCGATGAAACACTGGATTTAGCATCCATTGGTGCAGTAGAAGCACCAAAACCATTACGAGCAGGTGTTGGAGATGGTGTTGGTGCTGCTGGTTTCAAAGCAGCAACTGCTCCACTTTTAACAATATTATCTGCCTTTCCTTGTTCTACTCCTGCCTTAACCGCACCTTCTTCACCCTTACCTTCTGCTCTTGCTGCTTGTGCTGCTCTGAGTTCAGAAGAGGTTGGAGTTCTTCTCTCGAACTTTGTTCCTCCTGGTGTAGTTCCAATAGCAGGTTTTGCAGGTCCTGCTGGTGTTGGTGCTGCTGGTGTTCTTGCTGGTGTTGGTTGTGCCGCAGCAGGAGTTGCTGCTCCTGATGATGCAGAAGTTCTTGCAGCATTTTGTGCGGCAACACTTGAATAACGGGACTTCTCCGCAGCACTAAATGCTCTTTCTTTAAAATTAGCACCAACTCCTGTGCCTTCTACTCCATCTTTCTTTGAAAGAACTGGACCTTTTGGTGGTGCTGCTGGTCTTGGTGGAGGTGTTGAACCTGCTGCTGGTCTTTGTCTTTCTGTTGCTACTGGAGTAGTTGCTGGGGGGGTTTTTTCTGCCTTATCTGCTGCTGCAATAGCAGTATTTTGTGCCCTTAATATTCTTTCTTGATCATTCAATCTATTAGCAAGAGAACTAGCCCTTTGTTGTTGTCGTTGACGTGGATTTCTTCCAGTAAAAACGGAAGCCATATATTCACCAGGACTAGACAAATCTGTAGCAGTTTTTCCTGTTGTTACAAATTTTCCACCTTGTCTTATTACTCCCAATTGAGCACGTTCATTTCTAAACTTAATTTCTTCCGGTGTAAGTGGTGCCTCATTCAATAACTGCTCCCCATCATAAACACTCAAATATAACTCGTTCAAGGCGTCCAAATCTTTTCTATTCATCTTCTTAGGAGTAGTAAAAAGTACTTTTCTATACTTATTTATTCTTTTTATTTACTCGCAGATGGTGAAACCTTAGCATACACCATTCTTTTTCCAAATTCATTTGCTGTAGAGACTGGTGCTAAATCTTTTGCTGTTCTCAAACTCAAATCCATCTTAACTTCTTTATTAGTATCTCCTGCTCTTCCAAAATTACCAGTATCTTGAACTGAAGTTTTAGCAACCTTTGTTGCTGTTCCCATAGGTTTTGTTGTGAGGTCCATTTTAGTACCAAAAGGTGTAGATGGAGTACCTTTCCACACTCCTTTTGGTACTTCCTTCTCTTTGTACTTATAAGGAACAGCAACTAATCTCTGCTTATCATCAAATTTGTGCCCACTAGCAGTTTTTGGCCCTGGTGTATCTGCTTTACTATAAGAACTTACCTTTACTGGTTTCCATCCATATCTTTGTTGCTCCTTATCACTATGTGTTCTTTGAGTGAATTTACCAGTATCTTTATCCAAAACACCTGATTGATAATT